AGCTCTGTTATCAAACCGTTGAGCAACCCGAAACCTGTTTCGTGCGGAGCTCTATCTGTAGCCGAATTCATATCAGATTTTGATATGAAATCGTCTATAGACGGTTCTATTTTGTATTCCTGAGAGAATCTGAACAACCCGTTCGATTCACTCAGTCCTACTCTGCAAGCTGGAAGACTTTCAAGAAAGCCTCTCAGTGTGTGCGCAGCAGGAGACAGATAGGTGTTTAACCACGTCGCTGACGAGGTTACAGGCCTTATCTTAATTCCTGGTTCCTTGACAATCGAGACCTTACCCTTTGGGTAAGTGCTAGGTTTGTCTATGTCGTAATCTTTTAGAAATGCTTTGTGTTCCAGTGTTGACCACTGAAACATCAAAGTACCAAGTCGAGCGTCTGCACCTTGTGCAAATGCTTCAACTCCTTCCTGAAGATAACCTGGAGTAATCGTTTCCCCGTAGACACCACAAAGTGGTTCGTCTAGGTAGGCAATCCTCCATGTTTCGTAATGTGCGAGTTCATTAGAACATACAGTTTTACCGTATGCGTCTAACCATACTCCGTCATCGAATTGGAAATTTTCAAAGATGGGCTTCTGCATGAATTCATAGAATTCACCAGAAGTATAAGTATTCCACTTTCCACCCTCAGATCTTCCATATTCAAGGGAACTGGACGAAGAGAAAGAACTATGGTAGTCCTTCTTCTTCATCACTATCTCCTTGAACGTTTTAGAGACTCGGTCTGCCTCCTGCTGGATATTTATACAAATATCCTGAGCAACAGCCTTACCTATCTCATTTGCACCCTGGTAGAGATCCTTCTCCCAAACCACTGAAGATTCTTCATGATTTAGGAACTGATTTCTGGGTATCCATTGTTGGCGAGGTTCGAGGTTTTCCTTAACCGTATACGGTTTTGATAATCCTCGAATATATTCGACCACTTTCTTGGATGTCGCTGTCTTTGACGGTAAAGGCAGTATCCTTGTCTGTGACAAGATACTGTTATACCAAAAGACATCGAGATCCGTCATCTTACCCTCAAGTTTCATCTTGTCTAGATACTTATCTAAGTATCCGACGATCATTTCCTGAGTGCTGTTATTTGGTGAAACCGTACACTGTTGAACTCTGTTCTCAGTCAATCGGTTACAAGTAATAACGACTGACTTCTTGAAGTCGGTTGTTATTGCGTCCAAAGTTCCCTCACAG